CTGCTGATTCTGGTTCAGTCCATAAATTGTTTGATGGATTAGTTGCCATAATTAAGGTGTGCTCTTATTTTGTTCTTGTGGTGCAGGTGTAGCATCAGCGGTTGTAGGAACAGTTTTTTCAAAAGCAGCAATAGTTGCATTTGCTTGTTCAAGTTCGGCAGCATTTGCAGGAATTAATAGGCCTGCCGTTGCGGATGTAGCAATAATGGCAACTCCAGCCGCAGCCGTTGAAGCCGCTTTAACGGTATCTACAGCCGCACCAGCAGCTTCTTTAGCAGCATCAATAACTTCTTGAAAACTGCTGTCTGATAACCCGTCAGAAAAACCTGCACCAATATCTGAGAATATATTTGCAATTAGTTTTAAAAATTTTTGTAAACAATCTTGTAACATTGCCAATAATCTAGCAGGCAAGCTTAAAATATAAGCAATCATTGCTCTCAATTTTGCAATATATGCCAATACATATTTTTCAAAATCAATAATTGGTTGAATAATCTCTTTTTGAATTCGTTTAGCTTCTCTAGCAAAAGACTTTAGTTTATCAATTAACCAAGAGTATTGTCCTGTTGCATCACTTACACCTAATGCTCTCATTATTGCACGAATAGCTTCACGAATTTGATTAGCAATAGCCTTAGTATATTTTTTCAAATTAATATTCTTTTGCATTTCAGAAATAAAATCGCAAACGTGTTCAACTTTTTTATTTGAATCTTCTACACCAGTTCCAGTTATCACACCTTGAGATAATCTAGGAGTATTTGGTTTGCCTAATTCACCTTCTTTAGAATATGCTGGTGGAATGGGAGCTGCATTTACTTGTGTCTGCGTTCTAGTATCAACAAATCCTGTTGGTGGTCTTTTTGTTGCAGTTGTTTTTTGTGTTGCCAGTTCTTTTTCTAAAGCTGCAATTTTTGCTTGTTGTGCAGCAATAGCAGCTGAATTAGCAGAAGAATTTGCAATAATTTCTGCTTCTCCTGTTCCAAGTGGATCAGAAAATGTTAAAGCTTCTAATTCGGCTTTAGCCTCATCCAATTGACTTTGTGTGGTTGCAGTTGGTGTTTTTGGTTTCTGAGAAACCATTCCAGGATAAACACCAACAACAACAGGTTGTTGGCCAGATTCGCCATCAAGGAAATGTCCATGAACCCAATCACCTTCTTTTGGTCCAGAAAATGCTTTTGCGCCACTAGTGGGTAAAAGAACTAAAGCCCAAGGCAGTTGTGCAGTAGGTAATTCAGTTAAGCTTTCTGGATGCCAACCAATAATACGAACACGAACACGACCCGTTTTCATTGGGTCTTTTCTATCTTCTACTACGCCAGTCCACCAAATGTAACCATTTCGACCAGCAAAATTCTTATTATACATTATTGAGCAGCAGCTCCTCTAGTATCTTTATTATTTCCCGAAACAAATTGTTTGTTACTTGAATCTGTTACCACTTCAACAATAGTTTCGTGTTTGTCATATTTAATCATATGTCTTGTACCAATAATTAAATACTTTCCATATAGTGTTGGGTCATAATCTTCCGAACCATCGTCCGCAGCTCTGTTTGGCATTTTAAGAAATAGATTAAAACCAGATGACACACCAAAGTTGCCAGGCAAAGTCATTTGGACTTTTGTTTGCATTAAATTTCTTAAAATTGCTTTTCGTTGAAACACATAATTGTCGGTGTCATCATATATGTTAGCTGTTGTTGGATCATTTTCTTTTGTATAAGCATTAGTCGCTCTAGTAGATTGAAAAGGATAAACACTTATTTTTGAACCAAACATCTGAGAGCCATCCAAATTTTCACGATTTTTAGCTGATGTTATATTTGGATTATAATTAGCATGAGTGCTTTTTGAATACCAATCCAAATAACTTATCTCTCTAAATTGAATCTTGTGCATTAGTGGATCAAATCCAATAAATTTACCAGCATAAACACCATCTTCAATATTTTCTATCAAATTATGTTGTTGTGAAGTTCTAACATCACGAGCACCAACAATCTCACTTGCCAGTGAAGAATTTAAATTTTTAGCACTAAAGTTAACATCAAATAATGGTTTTTGACCAAGCAATGTTGACAATGAAACAAAATTGTATCCTAACTTATTTTGAAAAAATAAGTAATTAGGTAGACCCTCTTTGTTAATCGCTCTTTGTGTTAACCAATTTAAAGCATCAAACGGTGCCATACTAGGAATAATATAGTTGTGTAAACCTTTTGAAGGTTCAATTATTCCAACTTTTCCTAATTTCTGTTTTACTTTTAAGTATCGGTCGAGTATCGTTTCGGCCGCAGAATGATAATTACCAGAAAATACTTGATTAACCTTTTGTTGTTTTGAGTAAATCAATTCTTCTGAAACAAAATGTAAAATATACATTTCAGAACCTTGATTAACATTCTTTCTATCCGATTGTTTGTAAATTCGGAATGTTCTATTGATTGCAGCCACATCATTATCTAAATCTTTACCAATATTGACATTCAAATATTCACTACCATCAAACAACAACTTTTTAGATAGACCAATAGCATCTCTAATAAGAACATTACCAGACATACATGGCATCATCACACTATCAAAGATATTCAACTCATCAAACATTGAACTAATTTCAAATGTGCCAACTTTAGATACGATAGATAAGTTTCGTATTACAAATTGCGTTGATTGTGTTACTTCAAGTGTCATATTCTATTATAATTAAATACTTTTTTCAATTCGGATTCAACTGCCGGTACAAATTCTGGTTTTAAAATATTGATTGTTCTTTTAGCTTCATTAGTTTCAATTTCATATTCATAATAAGATTTTGTTTTCTTTGTAACATCAATTTTAATAGAATTTCCATCTTTTAAAGTAACGGTATCTGTGGTTTCAATAGTATTGGTATATGTATTAGCATCCAATTCAATCTCTCTTTCATCATATGTACCAGTTGATATTGTGGTTCTTTTCTCAACTTTATAATATGAATGTGTATTTTGTTGAGCCCAAGAAATGCCTGTTTGGCCAACAGAAGCATTTGCAGAATATTTTTCATTTATAAAAACATTAATTGTTCTTTGGTCTAAAGGCCAGTCAAATTGTGGGTCAACAATATCATTGAGCATCAATATAACCCAATGTTTTTCTGATGAACCATACATTTTATCAGCAATAATTTCTGGTGTATCACTATCCTGAATATCGTATTTGTAATAAACGGAAGTGTTTTCTTTAAATGAAGTTTCAAAACCAAATCGTGAAGTGATGTTGGTTATGTAATCAATCCCGTAACCCTCACCAGCATTCTGAGGTGAGTAAATTGTTTGTGGAAAGTAATTAAAATATTTTGCCATAATTATTCTCCGTAATTACCCCAACCGTTTTTGCCGGTATTATAATCGCTGTTAGGGTCGTTAATATCTCCACCACCAAGTCGTTGAACATCGCCAGCGTTACCTCTCTGTGAATTAAGTAAAGGACTAGACTTAGTGATGATTTCTGTTTCTTTAAATTGTAATGATAAACGAATACCAACTGGCATACCTGTTCCACCTTTTGTTGCAGCTTGACCAGGAATTTCATATGCAGAAAACGGACCGCCTGGTGAATAATCGGTATCAATAGATTCTAATACGCAAGTAGAAATTTTTGGAATGTTAGGGTTTTCTTTTCCATTATACATGAATGTAATATCAAATTCAGATGGAGGAACTAAAAAGAAACCATTACCTTGTTTTAAAACTTCAGGTGCTTGGTGAAAACGCAACCTATCAATGATGTTTTGAACTTCTAAGGCTTCTTTTTCTGAACGAGGATATAACATAAAATCAAATCTAAAGGTTCTGAAAGCTGGTGAAGAATACAAAATCTCCAACATAGGGTTTTGAACAACACCAGTAGAAGCCGCAAAAATTGTTTTACCTGTTCCAGTAGTATTCATCAACATACTGGCAATAAATGGGGATAAATTTTTACCTAAAGCGTTAGCTAATCCTCTTGGATTATTTTTGTTAGTATTGAAAGCGTCAACAGTTGAAGCGCCTCCTGCCATCAAAGCTGCAAGAGGTGTTCCACCAAGAGTTGGAGTATCATAAGATTGATTATATGAAAATGCTAGTGTGTCTGGCATATACAGACAAACTGTATCGGTAATTCGCCTTACTGTTCTAGTAAATTGAGGATTTTGAAATAAATTTGAAACTGATTGTTGAGCAAATTCTAAACCGCCTGCAGCTCCAGAGGATAAGACTTGAACTGTTTGGTCAAGGCCACTATTTCCACCAAAAGTAGCATCTTTTCCTGTACCAACTGAATTTAAAAAACCTGCCGCTTTACCAAGTAATTCTGAACCAACTGCACCAAGTTTTTGGCCAAAATCAGTTGATACTAATCCAACACCTTGTGCTGAAACTCCACTTTTTTGATAGTTACTAACAATAGAAGGTTTAGCGCTAAAATCTCTTGTACCAGGAAATTGTGTCCTAGCTTGCTCATTTATATTAATAACGACATAGTGCGCTTTATCAATACTACCTAAATCTGTTGGATATTTGTAAGTATTGATTCCAAATTTTGTTGTTGCTAATGCACTTAATGGGCCGGTTGCGCCTTTACCGTTATTAAATGTGATGTCTGTTAGGTTAAATAGAGCCATTTAGGATTCCCGTGGAATTATACTACATATTTATATGACATTTGGCAACAATTACAAAGGATGGTTCAAACCTAAGAACCCTGGCAAATATAAAGGCGATGCCTCCAATATCGTTTATAGGTCGACTTGGGAGGTGCGTGTGATGAAATGGCTTGACGAACATCCGCAAGTCATCTGGTGGGGCTCGGAAGAACTTCCAATACCATACATTTCACCTGTGGACAAGAAAAAACACAAATACTATCCCGATTTTATTGCCAAGATGAGATTAAAAGATGGGAAAGTAATGACTTATATCATTGAAGTTAAACCTCTTGCCCAAACAAAGATGCCTAAACAAAAAAGAAAAACTCAAAAATTCATTCAGGAAATGGCAACTTACGCTGTGAACCAAGAGAAGTGGAGAGCTGCTGACATCTTCTGTCAGGAACATGGATGGAAATTTCTAGTGGTTACTGAGAAGGAATTAGGTATCTAACTTAAAACCGGACACCGATACTTATAAGGTTCCGCCATCAAAAGCAAGGTAATCTTTGGTTATATTTTTCAGTATAAATAGACCATGGCTTACTTAATCCAGCGAATCAAAGAAGAACTAGATAAATCAGGTTTTGAACCTAGAACTAGTGAAGCAAGAGATTGGCTAAAGGCTAAGGTTTCGAGTTTATCTCCCAGCCGCACGGCATTAATGAGAGACCGTGATAACTTAAAAGATAAGTCCATGATAGGTCGGATGTATTTTTACTTCTATGACCCTAAGTTGAAAGATATGTTGCCATATTACGATAGGTTCCCATTGGTCATACCAATTGAACGATACCAAGACGGTTTTTTAGGACTGAATTTACACTATATCAGTCCAAAGCAACGTGTCATTCTTTTAGACAAACTGAGCAATTACTTGAACAATCATAAGTATGATGAGACCACAAGGCTTCGTCTATCTTATGACCATTTGAGAAATGCCAGCACAATTTACGAAGGTATTCCTTGTATTAAGAAATATCTTTACAAACAAGTCAAAAGCAGATTCTTAGAGATTACTGCTGATGAATGGGATATTGCCGCTTTACTCCCAACCGAATATTTTAGTGGCGCAAGTAAAAACAAAGTGTTTTCAGATTCTAGGAAAAAATTCTAATGGCATTCGCACCAAACTTATTCTTATCGAATATGCGAGCAAAAGATGGCCCAGCAAAGCCATCAAGATTTGAGGTAATATTACCTATTCCAACTTACATTAACCAGTTTGTTGGCCAATCATTTTTTGAACAACTGATTAATTTACCAAACACTATTATTACTGATATTACAGATGTGTTTGGTACGCAACCAAAAGATGAACAATCAAAGTCATCCAATTCTTCTTTGTCCCGTTACTTAGCACTACAATGTGAAACTGCTGAGTTACCTGGCAAAACATTGATGACACAAGATGCTAGAATTTATGGTCCTGGTTTTAAAGTGCCATATTCAACTCAATATGGTGATACAACTTTAGGATTCATTTGCACCAACGATTTCTATGAAAGAAAATTGTTTGAGCGTTGGTTAGAAGCAATTAGTCCTAGCGATACAAACAATATGCGTTTCCCTAAAGGTGATGCCACTCGCTATATGACAAATATTAAAATTATCCAGTATGATGATTTTATTAAACAAATTTTTGCAATTGAATTGATTGATGCTTTTCCTATTGGTATTGCTTCTCAACCACTTTCGTGGGCAGAAGATAATTTCCATAGATTGTCAATTCAATTTGCTTATCAGAAGTATCGTGTAATATACGATGGAAGTTATGATTTGGTTCAGGCAGCTGCAACCATTCTTGGACTAAAAACTGTCAACCTCACTAATAATACAGGCAACTCTATTATGAGTGGAATTGGAAGAGCAGTTAGTCCACTTGGAAAATTATTTTAATTGATGGAGTTATAATATGTTACCTAAAATTGATGTGCCTATTTTTAATGTAAAGTTGTTGTCTAATGGAAAGAGTTTGTCCTTTAGACCATTTACAGTAAAAGAAGAAAAACTTTTTCTTATGGCCAATGAAAGTGAGGATTTAAATAGTGTCGTTGATACTATCAAACAAATATTGAATAATTGTGTATTGGATGAGATTGATATTGAATCCTTACCATTATTTGACATTGAGCATTTGTTTTTGAATATTCGTGCTAGGTCTATTGGTGAGGTTGTTAATCTTAAATATAAGTGTAACAATAGCATTGCTAAAGAAGAAGGCGAAGAAGAAAAGAAATGCGGAAATCTTGTTGAGATTGACTTGAACATTCTGGAAATTGAACCAGAGAAACAAGACGGCCATTCAACGAAGATTGAGATTACAGAAAATATGGGTATTGTAATGAAATATCCAAATTTTGAAACACTAAAAACATTTGATATTGAAAATGAAGCCGATTCAATTATCAAAACCACAATTGACTGTATTGATTACATTTATGATAAAGAGCAAATTTATTATGCTAAAGATACTACACAAGAAGAATTGATTGAGTTTGTAGAATCCATGCAGGCAAAAGATTTGGAGAAGATTAAATTATTCTTTGATACTATGCCTAGAATGAAGAAAGATATTGAGTTTAAATGTAACAAGTGTGGACACGAAGAAACTATTGAATTGGAAGGAATTCAAAATTTTTTCGTATAAATTTTGGTCATGAATCCCTAACTAACTATTATCAAACAAACTTTGCTCTAATGCAGTATCACAAGTATAGTTTGACAGAATTGGAAAATATGTTACCGTGGGAAAGAGATATCTATGTGAATATGCTAATGAGATATCTGGAAGAAGAAAACGAGAAAATTAAAAATATGCAGAGGCATTAAGAAATGAGTAGATTAGCTGAAATACTAAAACAAGAATATCAAACCAAAGGTATATTTGCTGGCGCTGCTTCAGCGCTAAGCAAACGTTCCAAAGAAAAAATGGACATTAGAAATAGTCTATTTGGTGGCTCTGGTTTGGGTTCAATTATTGGTCGAAAAGTATTTGGTAAAGGTTATTCAGCTATTAGTAGTGATAAGAGTAAAATGTCTAATGTATCGGAAGCAATTTCTTCCGGTTCAAATACACTCTTACAAGAAGTTAGTATCAGTTCAAAAATAACTGCAAAAAATACTTTAGCCATGCCTGCAATGGCCAGAGATATGTATTTGATGAAGCAGAATATGGTCAAATTGATTAAACTGCAAGGTGGAACACCAACAACTAAAGCTGGCGATTTCTTTTCAAGGCAAAGTGCAAGAGAGGCTGCATTTGAAAACAAATATAGTAAACCAACCACTCCAACTAAAGTAGAACAGAAAAAAGAGGGTGGTGGATTCTTAGGTGGTTTGCTATCAATACTTGGCGCAGTAGGTTCAGTATTCAAATCTATATTATCGCCACTAAGTTCATTAGCTGGTATTCTTGGTGGATTAGGATTAGCTGCAGCCGCTTTTGGTGGAACAGTTTGGAAAATTCTTAGATTTTTAGCTAAAACAAGAATTGGTAAAATTTTAGGATTAGGTGCTTTAGCATTTGGTGCTGCTAGTGCAATGGCAGGTGGAGATGAATCTTCAATCGACCCAACTGAAGGAAGTCCTACTGGTGAAAGTGGAATTTCTGGTGCGGCTATTGCTGGCGGCGCAGTTGCCACTTACGGTGTTGCAAGAGCAGCAATGAAAGCTCCAGGTTTAATTTCAAAAACTGGCGAAGCAATACTAGATGCTAGAACAACACCATCGAATATTACTTTTCAAAATGCAAAACAGACTACACGATGGGGTAGATTTTTAGCCTTCGTAGAAAGAAAAGCTCCAAAACTATTTGCAAAGATTGGTGTTAAACTAGCTACCGCTGGTGCGTTAGCTGCTGTTCCAATTGTTGGTTGGGTTGGTGCAGCTGTTCAATTAGGACTTACTTTATGGACTGCCTATGAATTGTATGAATTGTGGAAAGAATTCACTAATGAAGATACTTCTGAAACTGAAACATCAACAACACCATCACAAGTACCAAACCAACCAAGTGTAGCAAATAACATTGTTCAACCACTTAATTATGGTAATAGTCCTTCTCCTATGTCACCAAATCAAAGTCAAAGTGGAATGACGCCTTCTAACGGTCAAGCAAACTATAATTTACCAAAAGGCAAAAGTATTAGTAGTAATGAAGCAATTGATTACTTGGTTAAAAAAGGTATGACACCAGCTCAAGCAGCTGGCGTTGTTGGTAACTTACTACAAGAATCCACATTGAATAGTGGTGCTCACAATAAAGGCGAAAATGCCTATGGTCTAGCACAATGGAGAGGTCAACGATTAACCGACTTACAGAATTTTGCGGCAGCCAAAGGCAAATCAATTGACGATGTTAACACTCAATTAGATTTTATTCTACACGAATTAAATGGCAAAGAGAGTAAAGCTGGTCAGATGTTGTTTGCTTCAAAAACTGCGGATGAAGCTGCATACAATTTTGGTAAGTATTATGAAAGACCAAAAACTGTTGAACAATCTAGGTTGAGTTATGCGACACAATCTTTAGCTCAATATAAACCGACCGGTTCAAGTAATGTTCAACTAGCACAAGGTGATGCAAGTGGTACAATGGATGGATTTGAAATTATGGCTGCTTCAGCTTCTGCTGCTGATGGAAGAAGTGGATATCCATCTGGTGGCGGAACAACAAATAATATTGCCGTTCAAGCGCCAGCACAACAGAATCAAAATCAACAAGTTGCTATGAATAGTCCAGCGGCATTTGATACTGACTTAGCAAAACTATTAATGTCTCCGATGTCCCTATAAAAAAATACCCCGCCGAAGCGGGGTATAGCGCACGTGCATGGGACTTTTATTCAGCGTCAGCTAACGATTTAAAATAATCCAAATCATCATCTTCAGCTAATGAAGGTGCTTTTGCAGAAGGAATGCTCTTAGCATCTTCCGACTTGAATGGACTAATATCAGCAGATTCTGCCTTACTAGATGCTACTGGTGCACCTAGAACTTTGTCCAAACGACCTTTCAACTGCTCATAAGGTTTGAACTGTGAAGCAGCAGTAAACTCTTTGAGAGAAAACTCTTTCTTCCACAATTCTTCCAATTTGGCATCATCACCTTCAAAGAGAGGACTTGCATCGGCAAATTCACTCTTGTCATAGTTACGATAGCCTTCAACATTACGAATCTTCAACTTAAAGTTGGCACCGTCCCATAGGTCAAATGGGTTAACCGGTGTTTCATCAGCGAACTCTGGATTCATCGCCTCAGAAATCTTGTCGAAAATCTTTTTACCAAACTTATACAGTTTGATTTGACCTTCGTTTTCAGGATTGCTTGGGTCTGAAATAACCAAAATGTTGGCAATATATGTCAACTTACGCTTCTGCTTGCGAGCAATTTCTTTGTTTGCTTCAATG